CCACGCCCACCACCGGATGAAGTTATGGTGCTAAAGACAGAATTAGAACCAGAAGTTGAATTATCTGCGCTTCCACTGCCTGCGGTACCACCGCCACCAACAGTAATTGTGTAACTAGTGCCAGCAGTAACAGATAATCCGGTTCCAGTTCTATACCCACCAGCCCCTCCACCACCGCCGTAATAACCGCCACCACCTCCACCACCTGCAACCACAAGATAATCAACCTCAGTCACCCCAGCAGGGCAAGTCCAGTCTTGTGTTGCTGTGAAGGTTTGGACTACGGTGTATCTAGCACCGCCAGCGCCGAGTAATAAGCCAAGAATGCCTGCCATAGTTAGCTCACATTTCCGGTGATGACGCACACCGTTCCGCTAATAAACAGAATTGTTGCAACGCCTCTTGTAGCCAACGATACTGTTGCCTTATCGCTGTCAGTACCTGCGATGTAAGCCGTTGTGATGCTACAAGTGATAGTGAGTGAGCCGGTTGTGTTGTTGAACAACGATACGACATCGCCAGCAGAAAAAGTTGCATCAGGTATTGTTATCCCAGCAGATAACGAAATCACTTTGCCAACATCGCTTGTTGCTACCGTTGTGGTCGTAGAACTAACCGGCACATTCAAGTAACCAAGCGTTACAGCATCTGTTGATGGCAACGTCTGAGTCAGTGAGGAATTGGTGTTGGCAGACTGGAGCGTTACTGAACCGCTTCCGCTTGCATTGCCTTTAACTACGATTGAAGACATAGCGCTTCCTTTAGAAATTCATGACGACCCAGCGTTCGTCTGTACCTACAGTAACCGTAACGCCTGTGTTGATTGTGACTGGCCCAACACTTAGCCCGTTATAACCATCTGTAATCGTGTAATTGCTTGAGATCGTGCGCTGGTTCTCAAGAATGACTGATGAACCTCCGCCACCTCCTCCAGACGCTGCAATCGTGATGGCACCATCGCCATTGGTAATCGTTACGTTAGTACCAGCAGTGAGTGTTGCTTTCGTTAAGCCACCCGCCGTATTACCAATAAGCAACTGACCGTCGGTGTATGTCGTTTCGCCTGTGCCGCCATTAGCTTCTGGCAATGTACCTGTCACGCCAGTAGATAGTGGCAAGCCTGTAACGTTGGTTAACGTTCCTGACAATGGCGTACCTAACGCACCGCCATTAACGACAAATGCGCCTGCCGTACCAACATTTACTGCAAGTGCTGTGGCTACACTAGTACCAAACCCAGTAATGTCAGTGCTTAGCGCAACCTGCGTCCATGCAAATGCAGTGCCGTTCCACTTCAAGAACCTGTCTGCCGTTGTAGGCGCAGTAACAAAACTCGTGGAGTTAATCGTATCTTGATACAACAACTGATTAGCGGCACCGCCTGCAATATCAGCGGCTGAGGTCGCTGAACCAACGGTTACGGTTGATGGTGCTACGTTCTCCCAATATGGGCCTGTAGAGTCGTATTGAAGCAGATCACCGTTTGCAACGCTTGTGATGCGCACATTGTGCAGCTCATCAAGCTCCCATCCGTTGTTAATGTTAAGAAAGATTTCGCCTGACGACGAATTGACTTTAATAACCCAACCTAAAAATACCGTGTGAGCAGGCGCTTGAGGTCTGGTTGCTGTAAATCCACCAGCAGTTTGCGATAGATAAACTGGATCGCCAGCCGTAAACCCATTGGTATTAACACCACGTACTGGGCCAAATGTGGCAATAAAACCTTCAGCGCCAGCACTGATCGATTCAATTACAACGCCAAGTGTGGCAGCAGAAAGTGGTTCACTATCGGCATCGGCAAGCGTTACAGCAGGACGTTGACCTTGAGCGCCATTGACTGCAACAACCTGGCCGACTGTAAGCGTACTTCCACTATTGTTGTAAACAAGAACTACGCTTTCCTGCCCGATCTGTACGTCAGCGTTGCCACCTTTTAGGCCAAAAGCAAGCGCACCATCCCCAGAGTCATACCAAAGTTTGCCAACAGCGCTTGTGACAGTTGAATTAGTATCAAACTGGATGTAATCAGGAGTGCTGATGCCGCCTGTGATGCTATCTAGGCTTGTGATGTTGGTATTGGCACCTGAGTTAGCTGCCCCGAACGTGTTGTAACTAATCGTGCGAGCAGCAGAACCATTGAATGATGTACCAGACGCATCACCAGTGCCACCATTGTTAAAGGTGACTGCAAACGTTGTTGTACCTGATCCACCGCCACCAACAGAAGACCAGGTTAAACCTGATGCAGTTGTCGAATCAGCAGTTAAAACATAACTATGCGCACCGACTCCAAGCCTGATATTGTCAGTTCCATCAAAAACAATGATGTCACCCTTGGTTGTCGTAGGTGCTAACGCATCAAACGCTGCAACATCCGTGGTTTCACCTGTACCACCATTGGCAATGGGAATAATGCCTGTAAGACTAATATCTGGTGTTGTACCGCCAGAGGATGCTAACGGTGCAGTAGCCGTTACACCAGTGACACTGCCACCGCCTGACGCTACTGAATCCCATTTCAAACCAGAGCCAGTTGTACTGTCAGCCCGTAGGTAGTAACCATTGGTTCCTACGCCAAGTCGAATGTTGTCATTGCCGTCAAAGACAATGATGTCGCCTTTAGTCGTGGTTGGCGCAAGTGCATCAAAGGCAGCGCCCGCTACCGTTTGCCCTGTACCACCACTTCCGATATTAAGTGCACCACCAATCGTGATCGTGCCCGATGTCGTAACTGGGCCACCACTGGTTGTTAATCCTGTCGTACCGCCAGAGACATTAACGTCCGTTACGGTGCCTGAACCGCCACCTCCACCTGATGTTCTAGAGACTGTCTTTAATGGCATCAGTGGCTCCTAATCAGAGTCCGTCACCTGGGGTGATGTAAATCGCTGCCGCACTTGATGAGGTGATTGCAGTGAAGTAAGCATTAGGCGGAAACGTGAGAATTTCATCAGTTCCTGCAAGCAAAGGCAAGACTGTTTTGCTATTCGAGCCAGAACCTGTCGGAATAACACAATTACTGTCAGCCGTTGCCGCATCCATTGCAAAAGACAGGAAGGCTGTAACAGCACCATCGTTGATAACTCGATACTGATTGCCGCCAAGCGTGGTTGATGGCACTTGCACCGAGGAAGGGGCAGTCGTTGCCGCTATGATCTTAACGGTCTTGCCGGAAATGGTAAATGCTTGAATTCCCATATTGACCTCTATGGAGTAACCGCACCAGTAATGATGCAAGCTGTACTACTCAAAAACAATACTGACGCAATACCTCGCGGAAGAACTTGAATAGTTGCTTTATCACCATCAACACCAGACTGATAAGCCGTTGTAATCGAGCAAGTAACTGTCACGTTACTAGCCGTATTGTTAACAAGCCCGACAACATCACCATTCATAAACACAGCATCTGGGATCGTAATTAACCCACCCGTACCAATCTCAACATACTTGCCAACATCCGTGCGAGCTAACGTGTAAGAGCCAGTCTTTGCTCCAACCGGAGGAACCGTAAAGTAGCCGCCTGTACTAAGTAGCAAGAACTGTGTGCCATCGTAAATAATGTCATTGATAGCGCCGGAAGGTATAGCATCTGGGCCAAGCGCTGATCCATTTGGGTAAACAATGTTCTTAACGCCCTGCCCATTAACATTAATCGTTGATGCGCCCGTGTTAGCAACACTTGTCTTGAATTGTATTCTAAGACCTGCCGTGTAAGTCGTTGTTAAACTTGAAAAAGTTACAACGTAGGCATTTACTACACCTGTATCTACAGCGTAGTTGCTGTAAGTGTTTGCATCGTTGACCGCACCAGAAAGCGTGCTGAAGTTGCTATCAAGCTGAGACAACGGGATGGTTGTCGTCGCTGTAGCAAAGGTATTAGGTACAACAATAGGCTTAGTCATCAGAACCTCGCACGCAATTCATGCTCTAACTGGAATCCATTGATGACAAAGTTTGGCGTGTTCGATGTCACCGTCAAACCAAGATACTTTCCATACTGCTGAGCATCATATTTATAAAGCTGGTAGCCCACAGAAGCCCATCCAATGGCTGTACCACTATTATTAAGCCAAGGAATGATGTCACCACTGTTATTTTGCCAGTTCACCGTGTTTGTTAGTGAAATTCCTGCACTTGAACGGTTCTCGTTATCAACCGTAATCGTCAAAATACCAGCCTCAGTGTCAGGAACGGTCGCTTCAACGCCAAATTTCAAGGCTTGTTTGTCACGAATGGGATCATTTAAGGCCCAAAGCGCTGTTTTTATCTGTGTTGCAATGGCTTGTGTACTACTTGAGTACAGTTTAACCAGGCTTGTGCCATCTGTACCGTACATATTGAGCTGACCGCCTACAGGGGCAGGTGCAATCACCACAATCTCACCCTGATAGGTCATAAACCACTTACGATCAAAGAAAACCGCTTGCAACTTGCGCCCTGCATACACAAACTGAAACGCAGCGCACAAAATATTGTTAATGACGACTTGACCACCATAAATACCGGCAGTGAAATCAATGCCTGGGAATACGCCATCTAGCGCGTCACTAATCTTGCTTGTTGTAGCGCCTACAAGTGCGTAGATACCGTATCGATTCATGAAGAAAATCGACCTAAAGTAAGCAAATATCGAATACTTGAGGTTAGAACCGATTGATGCCGAGATGTTTGTGTTCGTAAAGAGCGTTATACCCGTCGTACTGACACGCACATCAGAGAATACGTTGATTGAATCGGTGCCAAAGATGTACAAGAAGTTGTTGGCAGAGACAATCTGAATGATGTCGCCATGCAATGTGGCATCAGTAATCGTGATATTGCCTGCCGATACGCTTGTAAAGTCGTTATAGCTGTCTGCTGCCGTGTAGTAGATCGTACGATTCTGTGCAATCCACACCCTGCCGCTAAATGATGCAATGGCAATACCAGGCTGGTTAATTCTTGTGGCTGTAGCAGTAGCGCCAGAGCCAGAACCATTGTTAACCGTCACATAAAGTAGCGTAGCCGTGCCATTCGTCTGCGAGCCAGAAGTGTGAACAGGGGCTGTAGAACCTGTCGTTCCAGCGACAGTTACCATGTAGTAATTGCCACCAGACGATAACAATGCGCCTAATGCAACAGCAGTGCTACCTGCCCATGCTACTGAACCTTGTGAGCCGATATAAACGCTTGGCGCAGAGGTATAGCCCGTACCGTATTCGGTAATGCTAATTGAAGTAACTGCTGAGCCACCAACCGTTGCGGTAGCAGTTGCCTGTATACCGCCAGTCTCATTGGGTGGGCCGATTAAAACGCTCGGCGGCGTGGCGTAACCTGTCCCTGCTGCGGTGATAGTGATGGTTGCGACCGAACCGATCCGAACGAGATTCGTCCCGTCGAATGTAGCGTATCCATAAGTTGAGTCAATGATAAGGATTCGCTCATTCTTCCATTGGGTGATCTGAGTCGTTGATCCACTGAATGTCGAGGATGCAGCAAACGTTGATTTAACATTTGTCGAGAGATTGACATACTCAGCGCCTCCATTCGTGAAGAAAGCAAAGAGATACTCTGAACCACCAATGTTGCCTTGGCCCATGTAGTAGACCGTGCCACCCCATGTGATTGCGCCAACTGCCGTTTGCTTGCCAACCACCTTCAAATTGCCAAAACCAATAGGCATGACGTTCTCTAGCCATGCAAACTCAGTCTCTTGAATCGAAGTGCGGTTCGCCTTGGTATTGATACCCTTAAAGTCCTTAACGACCTGATACGACTTTTTCTGTTCAGTCGCGGCCATGATCAGTAGGGTGTGCTATAGGGTGTAGGAAGCCTGCGCGTCATCGTCGAAGTCAGTGCTGCTCGCACTTTCTGATCGTATTGCGCCTTAAATATCTCTGCCTCACCATAACTTTGCTCTTTGTACTTAGCGGTATGCGCTGCGTAGTAAGCAACAGGCGTGGTGTAAGGGTCAAGAATGGTTTCAACCGATGAGTTTGAAGTCAAAGGCAGTGGCAATACCACCGTATCAACCTCAATCACATAGTTCTGATCGGGTATGGGGCCGAAAAAGATGGTTGACTGACCGTAAAGACTGAATGCAACGGGTCTACCCGTATAGTTCTGCCAAAAACGCAACTGGGCGTTAAAGTCAGACCATGCCATGTAGCGCAATGGAATGCGTGTGTTACCCCAGTACAAGTTGATGTTCAAAACATCAATCGTACGAGTTGCTTCAGGCAGTGCCGAGTAGTTAAGCGTTTCGACAGCATTGGTTGCTATCGATGACTGAAGGGTACGAAGGCAACCAGTATCACGAACGACGCGCTCACGCGCAGCGTTAATGTAGTCTGCTAACTCGGTATCTGTCCAAAAGTTACCAGCCGCATCGTGCAGAAGCCTTCTAACCTCTGTGATGTACCCAGAGTAAGTTGCCATTCAAACCTCATTGGCTAGAGGCCAAGGAGCTGGACTTTTGCCCCGCCTTTCCTTTCGGATGAGGAGGGGCTACTCGCTCCACCACCAGGGCTGACAAGTGGCTGGTAGTTACTGGCTCGCGGCTAAATGAAAAGTTACCAAGACGCTTCATGGCAGCATCATAGTCCGTATTCATCTTCATCCAACCATGCCGAGCCAGATAAGGAATCTTGTTGTCATCGCCATACCCAAAGATGTGTTTTGCAACTTCTTCAGGTATCCCGATGCACGTATCAGGCGGGAACTCATACGGCTGACCATCGAAATGATCGATCAGTGCATGAGCGCCCTTGTTAGTAACGTAAATCACGCTTGCAGTATATCGCCGTAAACGTACACATCAGCCGTTGCAGCCGCACCTTGTGCTGTCGTGAGCGACAAATAAAGGTTTGGTACAGCCGACTTCACTGTAATGTTGATACTCGATGTTGTATTAAGCGTCAAATCAAGAAACAACGCAGAGCTTGTTAACGTGGAGTAAGCCTGGGAAGCTGCTACAACCGCAGAACCACCCTTGCTAGCAGCGGTATAAACGCCGCCAGCAGCCGTGGATAATGAAATTGAAGCATTGGTCACAACAATCCGACGCACAATGTACTTGGCCGGATTGCTAAAGATCGTGATCATTTGATCGGCGGTCGAGTTCATGTTCGCGCCGACCAATGTCCCAAGCAGGATACCTCCGAACTGCTGAGGTAGCAGACTACCTACTTTGTTGGCATCCATGCTTTACTCCAATTAACTGTTGTAAGTGCCAGTAGCAGCAGCGCCACCATTGACCGTTAGGTAAGCAGCAGTCACAGTGCCTGAAGTCGAAACGATTTTCACGTTCTGACCATCAGAAACAATCATGCCACCCGTATTAGCGGCAATCACATCAGCCCATGCAGAGCCGTTGTAAGCCTGAAACTTACAGTTAGCGACTGGATAGATGATGTAAAGACCGGCAGGAACCGTGTAATCGGTACCAGCAGTTACTGACTGCGTTACATAGTCAAAGTAAGCGCCGTCAGAGTTGGCTGCTAAGCCACTAACGATGATTTTATTAAGTGCAAGTGCCATTTTTTGCTCCTTACAGGGTCAACGAGTTGTAACCCGTTACCTTGGTCATGGCCTTTGGCTTGGTGCAAACCATTTCTGCAATGGTCAACACAGCGCCAACATAACCAATTTGCCAGTTAGGTAGCGTGGACTCAAAACCAGTGAACGCAAACTCAGCCTGCTCATGGATGTACATGCTCAGATAGTTGGTGTTCAGCAAGTACAAAGTACCTTCTGGACAGTACGGATCAGGATAGATCGGCACACCAGCAACCATCAATGCACGGAAGCCAGATGACGGGCCATCAGGACTGTTAGCAAAGTTGCTTCCAGGTGTGATCATGTAGGTTTCTTGGCCTACAAAGTCCTGTTGCAACAGCGTCCAAGTACCAAAGCCGCATACGCCAAACGTCGGCACTTCAGCCGAGTTCTTAACCGTACCGGAGATGTACTGAAGCAAGTTCTGACGGGTCGGGTTAACCGAGCCAGCAGCGTATTGCTTAGACTTCCACCAGGTGTAGGTCGAACGGTTGATGTTGCCGTACGTCGCAGTACCCGTGCCATCATCCACAGCAGCAGGCAAGCCTGTGAACTGTTGGGTGTTGGTCGTGTTGGTGTAAAGCGAAGTTGCCATAGCGTCCATCATGACGTTGGTCGCATCGTTCATGCGAGCCTCGATCAAGGGGATCACTGCGTAGTCTTGCTGAACAGCACCTTCCATACCGAGGAACGGTACAGGGGCAATCATCAGCTTTAAGTTCCACTCGGCGTTATACGCACCCTGCTGAACAGCAGGCTGAGCAAACGAGCCAGAGTAGTCCGACCACTGGGCGTTAACAAATTGAGAACCCTGAACTGGCACGGTGACGGACGACACACCGCCTGAAGCGGTCTGAGAGTTCGCCAGCAGTGCAGCAAGCAGGGGTGTTGAGTTGTAAAGCTGGACAACCAGTTTGGGAATGAACGCCCTACGGGTTACATAGGTAAGTTCATTAAACTGACTGGTGCCCGATGCTGGGAGAATACCACCACCGATAGCCATGTTGTGCTCCTAAGAAACAGCCCTTTAACCTAAACCAATGGGTCGTTGTCGGCTATTGCCGCGCAACTCATTGAACGCTTGTGCAGCCTGCTCTCGCGCAGCCGCCACCGGATTCTTCAAGAAGTTCTGCACACCCATCTTGTTGATGATGGTTGAGCCATTAAAGACCGGCGTTGGACGGTCGAGCTGCTTCTCTTGCATGATGTACTGAGCCGCAGTCTCATGGTTGTTGATGCCTTTTTCAACCATGATTTTCTCGATCATCTTGATGTCGTCATCATTTTCCGCAAAGCCTTTCTCCTTGAGCGTATTACGGCGACGGGATAACTCTTCCTTCGCCTCTTTCTCACGGAGTCTTGCTTCTAAAGCGGCAATTTTTGCCTCTTGCGCTGAAATAGCACGGTTTGTCTGTTCTTCGATCTCAATCTCAGGGACAGGCAAGTCGGGATGTGCAGTTTTAGTGAGCTTCAAAAACTCCTTGCGAGTTTTTGGGTTTTCAGCCAACGCTTTTGCAAGCGCAGCCAGCTCATCTCTTGCATCGGAGGTTAATGATTCGAGAGACATCGTTCAGCCCTTCAAAAAGATTAGTAAACGCGCTTGGTGTCGCCAGGCTTGCTGAGCGTCATCTTGTTGCGCGAAACTTTGTTAGCACCCGTAAGTCCGCCGTACATGTCATAGCGGGGTGGGTTGTAGACCTGACCATTTTGCTGCTGGTTATCCAGAGGTTTGCGGATCGTGCCAGCGCGAGGACGAAATAAATCCATAATGTGCTCCTAAATAGGGAGTGGGGGTTTTTCAGTACCAGGAACAGGTGACGCAGCCATCGAACGCATCTCAGCCGATGCGCCACCAGCTTGCGGCAGTGTCTGGATCATTTGCATGATGTCAGCCGGTGCAAGTTCTTTTGCTTTGGCATCCATCTCGCCAAACGCTGAACCCAAATTACGGATGACATCAGTCAATGCTTTGGCTTCTTTTGAATCGTCGGGAAACTTCTGCAAAGCGCCCATCAACATGCCAAGGCCAAGCTGCACATCGATGCGGCCTTGCATCTCTTCACCCTTCTTGGGTTCAGGGGTAGACATGGGAGAAGCCATCGGAGGAGACTCTGCACCAGACAGCGCAGGCTTCTCTTCATCTTCCATCTCTTCGTCTTCTTTACCCTCGACTTCAACCTCGACCTTGGATTTTCCATTGCCGCGAATAAGTTTGAGGATTTCTTCCGTTGAAACAGCCATATTGGTTCCTTTCGGACGGTTTGTAAGCGTTTACTTACCGTCTGTCAAGTTTAACGGCGTGACGGACGGCTACGACGCAACATTTTTCGCTGAAACATCAGTATCTCCTTCCTTCACTACGGTATGCCGTACGGTTCATAGGGGCGCGTTGGTACTGCAAGCGCGGTGTTTTCGTCATTTGACGCAAATCAGTCTCCGTTACACGAGGTTGATCACCTTGTGATCGGTAGGAATTCTGTTGATTGCTCGATGATTCAGCGTTGTCGTTCATAAAGCCTCCGGTTGTGCAGCATCAGGTGGCGTTTGTTGGGCTTGCATCATTTGTGCAGCCTGTTGCGCCGCTTGCATCTTCTTCAAATCCTCTTTCAACTGCTGTTTCATAGGTGGTTCAAGGATGTCAATGAGTCTTTCCTTGGTAATCGCACCTCGATCAGCCAGCGCAAAGGCTAAAGCACGCAAATCTTCCGTAAAGATGGGCGAATTGCTGTGTGCATCGACTTTTACAACAAAATCATCGGTAAATTGGTCGGCAATGAACTTTTGGTCGTTCAAATCGGTGTAAGTACGGTCTGAATACACTCTCATGCACTTCAAATAGAGTGTTGCCATCTTTTCTAGCGCATCTTCAACGATTAATGCCCGTTTTTTAGCCCTGGAAGACCCTAAACGCGCTAATTGCGAGGCATGACCAGCACTTCTAACCCCAGATTCACCTCTTCCTTGCAGCACATTGACAATGCCAGAGGCTTCTTCAAACATTTTGTCGATCTGATCGATCTCTCGGAACAGATCATTGGGGATAGACGGTGCCATTTGCTCAACTTTGGCATTAGGCATATCCGTTGTAAGCAGGCCAGCAGCACGGTTCAATGCAAAATTCTTCTCATCTAGCAACCCCGTAAAACCAATTAAGGCTGTAGGCGGCGCTACTTGTTTGGATAAGAGATCAAGAATCTCTGCCATACGTTTATTCCGCATGTCTTGCAAGAAGACTAAGCGACCAACCTCTGAGATTCCCCAGTAATAATCGTATTGTGGGGTGGGGCAAATCTGCACAAAGGGCAATTCACCCTTCAAAAACATGCTTTCACCAGGTCTGTCGTAGATCACAACGTTGGGATCGGCAATAGTGACGCACTGATAGTCTTCTGTATCGTCATTCCAGACCCACAATTCCGTCATCTTGATGGTTTCTTCCATTACACGAGGCTTATAGGTCTGCATTCCAGCGATGTTCAGGTTCACATTACCGTACATCGTTGGGTCAGTCGCTGACAGAATCAGGCGTTGAATGCCATCAGGAACCTTGGATTGCTCTGATTGACCAATCTGGATGCGCTTAAAGATTTCATCTTTGTTGGGATGCGCATAGAGTCTGGCGTATAGCTCAGACGCTGTGATGTAGTAAATCTGAATGAGCGCTTCTTGCCTATCGGTGTAAGGCGTATCTTCACGCAACACACCCATCAAGCGTGGATCAACCATGTAAGGGTGCTCC